ATTTGATTTGATTTGATTTGATTTGATTTGATTTGATTTGATTTGATTTGATTTGATTTGGCTCAACCTTTCTCAAAGGTTGATTAGATATTAAACGCATAATAATCACTCTTAACGCTTCTCGTTTCAAATGACAAAGCAGGATTTTGTGGAGGAGGTTCTGGGACATAAACTGGAATATATCTTAGCTTTTCGGGTTTCAAGCAAAACGCGTATCCGCATTTATCAAAGAATGCATTATTCTCCTGTAAATTTATGTCATTCTTCTGATACATCATTCCAATCATCTGGCAACCTGTTTCTCTGCAAACAATCGCACTTGGATTCGGTGGATCAGCGCCAATATCCGGCATTGAAATGCTCATATTTTGCTTATTATAGTCCTGCAATTCAACTAAATCCGGTGTATTTTTCACATCATAATAATGCAATGCGCGCATAAATATAGAATTGCTTGTCATGTTCACATATTCGTAAAAATCTTCTGTATCCATGAAAGCATTGTTTGACTTGTCAACAATAACAACTATTTTTCCCACTAAATCCATCAATTTTGTATTGCCAAAGTTCTTTCCATTCTGCTCAAAGCTTGAAGCCGGCCCTAAAAAGAATGAATCATGGCTCTTGAATAAATTAGCCAAATTTTGATACATTTTTTGGTTGGCGCTCTTAAATCTAAAATGAAAAATTATTGGGTCTTGTGGGTTAGGTGCGCCACTTGACGCAAATGCGTAGTTTGTTACTATATTCATAACGTCAGAAAAAGCGACAACATTATAAGTTTCCTTAATATGATTATTGTCAACCGTGGATGTAGCAACCACTGGTTGATCATCTATTGAGAATATTTCAAAATCCAAACCACGAACCCCTTGCTTCAAAACGTCTTTTAATGCGCATGTTGAAACATAATCATTTTTGAAAGTTCCTGGACTGCAGCAATTATATGCAGTTTTAATGTAATAGTCTTTCAATGTATAACCACAATTTGGATCGCTTGAGTTCAATGACTTTATTGATCCATTCAATGCAGAAAACAGATTGCTCATATTGCTGCACTCGCGATTCAACAAATTTCTCATATAAAAATAATACCATAGAGCCCCAATAATTACGATTATAATCATGCTTAATAACATATACGCCACATAGTTCTCCTTAAGATTTGCCATCATATTCATCATTTTATTCGTAGTATCCATTGTCCTACTATATTATAATACTAATTTTAAAATATAATAATATTAATCAAAAAAGTTAAATATAAATTATTTGTGTATAGTATATCTAAAAGATGGCTGGTGGATTAATGCAATTGGTCAGTGAAGGACAACAAAATATCATATTAAATGGCAACCCTTCAAAAACTTTTTTCAAAGCAACATACGCTCGCTATACGAATTTCGGTTTACAAAAATTTCGTGTTGATTTTGAAGGCGCAAAAACTCTTCGTTTAGCAGAAGAATCTAATTTCACATTTAAAATACCCCGATATGCAGACCTTTTAATGGATTGTTATTTAAGCGTTGACTTGCCAAATATTTGGAGCCCAATTATGCCTCCAAATACTGACCAAGAATCCGAACTTTATAACAGTGGAAAATGGATTCCATATGAATTTAAATGGATTAATTCTATTGGAGCAATGATGATATCTCGCATCACCATTACATGCGGAAACCAAACACTACAAGAGTTTTCCGGCGAATATTTGAAACTTATGATTGAACGCGAGATGCCCGGAAAAAAAGTTTATGGATTTAATGAAATGATTGGAAATGTTCCCGAATTAAACGACCCAGCAAATTCAGGGGCGCGCGTTAACACTTACCCAAATGCTTATTATAACCCAAATAGTTCAGGACCATCAATTAATGGACGAACTTTATATATTCCATTAAACAGTTGGTTCAACTTTAAAACTCAAATGGCCTTTCCATTAATCTCATTGCAATACAATGAACTGCACATTAATGTTACAATGCGACCAATTCAAGAACTGTTCCAAATTCGCGATGTATATGACAGCGCAAATAATTATCCTTATATAGCTCCAAATTTTAATTTGTGGTATATGCAGTTTTATAGATTCTTGCAGACCCCTCCTGACGTTGAACTTGGATTAAATTCCTACGTGGATAAAAGAACTTTGTGGAATGCAGACGTCCATTTAAATTGCACATATTGTTTTCTTTCTAATGAAGAATCCAGACTATTTGCGCTTCAAGAGCAAAAGTATTTATTTAAACAAGTAAGAGAGCAGATATTTTACAATGTTACTGGTCCAAATAAAGTGCAACTGGATTCAATCGGAATGGTTTCAGGGATGACGTTTGTATTCAAAAGAAGCGATGTTAATTTAAGAAATGAATGGACAAATTATTCCAATTGGCCATATAATTATTTACCATACGATATAATTCCTGCACCAACTAGTGGTACATATCAGATAATCAGAACAAACCCGGATGGTTCCACAACAGTTGTTGATCTCGGTCCCGGTGTAAATCCAAACGGTAATTTAACTGGTTGGTTTATAACGGGTGAGTCGCGCGGCGCAAATACAAAAGGCATATTGGTTAACATGGCAATATTACTAGACGGATCTTATAGGGAGAATTTGCAGCCCAGCGGAGTTTACAACTACATAGAAAAATGGATTAGAACAGGTGGATTTGCTGAATCTGGAATTTATTTTTACAGTTATGGCACTTCAAACTCACCTCTAGATATTCAACCTTATGGAGCAATTAACATGAGCCGATTTACAACAATTGAATTGGAGTTTAATACAATTATTCCAACACTGGACCCTTACGCGCAATCGCTTGCTATTTGCGACCCCCAGACTGGAAATATAATAGGCATTAATAAACCAACCTGGCGAATCTATGATTACAATTTTGACTTGTATACATTTGAAGAGCGATATAATGTTGTTACTTTTGTTGGAGGAAATTGCGGCCTCATGTATGCAACTTAATTGTTGTATTATTTTTTATATTGTTTTATACTATAGATGAAAAAACTGTCCTATAGTATGAAATACTTTACAATACTAGTAATAACCATTCTAGTTATTTTTTCACTTACAATCGTGTACGCGTATAATTCTGGTTCGTGTCAACTTGAAAAAAAATATGAATGCAATGATAAATTTTGTCTTTATAAGGAATTTCCAATTCAATTATCTAATAATTCTATGAACGAAATTCAATCCATGTTACAGGACAAATCCATTCAAAAACGCGTTGAAATAACATCCTTTGCCGAAAATATTGCCAATTGCGCGCTTCCAAATAAAGCAGGTGTTACGGTTCCCACAAATCAAATCGTAAAACACTCTGACAGCATTATACCTTTCTATCAAAATGAACTTTGTGACAAAATTTCAGAACTTCTTGGATTCAAGGTATATCCAACGAACCTTTCCTTTCCTACTTCGTGCGTTTTATTAATTTATGAGAATGAAGGTGACTGGATCAATTGGCACTACGATTATAATTATTATGATGGCCGTTTTTTCACTGTTTTGATTCCGATTACCGCGGATCTTACGTGCACTAAGTTTGAATTCAAAAATAATAAAAATGAGGTGGTAAGTCTAGATTTAAATGAAAACGGCATTTGTTTTGAAGGAAATTACTTATATCACAGAGCGTCCAAGCTGTGTGCAAATCAGCGCCGAGTAATTTTATCGTGTCAGTTCGTTACGGATAACAAAATAAGCCTTATTAATCAGTTACGCATTAAACTGAAGGATTTTGCTTATATAGGCGCATTGAAATAGGTAATAAAGTCAGAATATATTATTTTGGTTGTATATTCTCAGTAAGGGGTGAAAATTCGAATAAAAAGGGGGCAAAAGTGTTTCCAAAATCCAAAAAAGGACAAAAAAAATGTCCAATTTTCAAAACCGCCGAGGTTTTATGAAAAAGGGGTCAAAATTCCGCCATTCTTAGCATCATGGTCTAAAAAAGTTTTTAAAATCGTAAAAAATTGTTACGCTAATTTTTATATATTTATTGTGGAAAAGGGTTTAGGCGTTTTTTCTGTCCTTAAAATAAGGACAAATGAATGACAAAAATGCGCCAAAACCCGCCGGCTTTTTTACTTGTAAATGTTGCGACTTTAAATGCTCTAAGAAGAGTGATTGGGATAGACACAATTTAACACTGAAACATAAAAAGAATGACAAACGAATGACAAATGATGACAAAAATACGCCAAAAACAGCCGAGAAATTTGTTTGCGAGTGTGGTAAGGAATATAAACATCGCCAAGGATTATGGTCTCATAAGAAAAAATGCGAAAGCGCGGTCTTCACCCCAACAGAATCTGATCTACCTTCAAATATTATAATTGTAGAGCTACTTAAACAAAACAAGGAATTTAAAGAGCTTATTATTGAGCAAAATAAGCAGATAATGGAACTCGCAAAGGAGAAAAATACTGTTATAAATAATACAACTAATAACAGTAATACAAATAATAATCAGTTTAACTTGCAGTTCTTCTTGAATGAACAGTGCAAAGATGCCCTCAACCTTGGCGACTTTGTAGAACAGATAAAGTTGCAATTATCGGATTTGGATATGATCGGTCGCGTTGGTTATGTAGAAGGAATGAGCAAAATATTCATGCGAAATTTACATGCACTTGATGTATTTAAAAGACCGATTCATTGCAGCGATTTGAAGAGAGAAACGTTGTACATTAAAGACAAAAACGCGTGGGAAAAGGAAAATGGCGAAAATATTAAAATTAAACGCGCAATAAAGGGCATTGAAAATAAAAACATAAAACAAATTCCATTTTGGGTAAAGGAAAATCCGGCATCTGAAGATTTTGAAACTAAGAAGCACATGGAATATCAAAATATATTATTGGAGGCCATGGGAGGTTCTACCTTAGAAGATGATAATAAAAAATGCGATAAAATAATTCGCAATATTGCAAAAGAAGTCGTCATTGATAAAAAATAATAAATAAAAAATAATAAAAATAAGAGACAATAAATAAAAAATAAACTGACAACTCTATTCTTTTATAAAGCCAATGGGAATAAGATCTCCTGAATATAAAATATTATTTGCAATATTACCCATTAAATGAAACGTTGCGTGAGAATATATTGACGACCAAAAACGTTTTTTTATATCAAAATATTTGCCAAGAAAAAAGAAAAATAAACTAAAAATAAGAACAGTAAAATATACCTCTTTACTTTTTGTATGATTCGCGCGAATAATATGGTAAATAACCCCATTTATAACACACGTTACATCTACTTTGCGTCTTAACGAATTGTGTACAGGTTTTCTCCAATGATTAACAGATGTTAAGAAGATTGTTCCGGATATTGCCGCCATATCATAATGTTTTCTATAATAAGCGTGCATTGCAGTAAAAAAAATCAAAAAAGACAATCTCCAAATAACAACGGCTTGCTCAGGATAAAACATTTCACCATTTGATAATGGTAATGGTATTTGCAATTTATTTTTCATAGTTAATAGTTTATTAGATTCATTATTTAAATTATTATTTAAATTATTTGCACCTTTGAAGAATCTCATATATATTGCGTGATATTATTTGCGGGTGCTACTAAAGAAAATCATTGGCAGCCAAAGGTCCGTCAACAATAAATTCACCGCTCAACGTTGGTCGTTTTGGATAATTTGGCATGAATGATTGCGCGGATGGACTATATCGCTTATCAAACAATTCCTTTTCCGCGTCAAAAGTTTCTCTCCAAGTATCAACGCCTTTAAAATAGCTTGGGGGTGGGCTGTCTGGTTTACCAACCAATTTAGCTTGTGTGCCAATGTCTGTTGTTAAAACAGAGTAATTTGGTGTTTGTTCAGTTGTCAGTTTACCTGCATCGTTTTCACCGCGAACATTTGTAACTAGTGGACTATTTTCAGGA